AGTCAATCTATAGGTATTAATGTGTGGAAGTGGGCCACTAACGTGGCTTTTTCTTCCCCATTACCCTATGGTTTGCAGGTGTATGACCCAGTTATTAATGGACCTTTACCTCAATCGGAACTGCAGATTAATGTTTCCAATTTACCGTTAGGTGCGAAAAGTGTGGCATTTGGCAGTAGTAATACTCCAAATTCCATTCTTGACGCTACTTCGACGGTGGGCGGTGAGGTTTGCCTCAATTTGAGACAACTCACGCGAGCCCATCGTGTTTGGCAAGGTTTTCTGCAAAATGAACCCGGAACGGACTTGGGACTGAACGTTAATTATGGCATGAAGGGAATTATAGGTTTGATGTCTTCGATATATGCATTTTATCGAGGCGGATTATCTATAAAGCTTTTTCATCTTTCGACTGGTGATGGTATTAACACTTGGCTCAACACTTCTCTTCGGAGAGTGATTGATACCAATGGTTATTATCAAGGTTTTGATTCAGTTCGCCATACCACATACCCACAACTCAACCCAGTGCATGAAGTTGCTGTACCATTTTACAGCAAAGCGCGGCGAGGTCTATGTAATCGAGCAATTGCTTTTGATTATAGTACTGCAGGCAAGGTAGCCAATTCTCGTTTTATGCCACTTTTGCATATTGACTCTGGAACTACACTTGATTTAGAGACAACAATAGCTGGTAAAGACGATTTCACATTTGGATTTCTTGTTGGCCCCTGTATTCTCGGTAGATTACTAGGACCCGCGTGAGTCGGGCTTACATTACGCCGAAACCATTTAAGTAATGTATAGTCTGTAACTAAAACGAAGCGTAGCACTTCTCATGCTATGTGGATTTGTGGAGATGACCCCTGAAAAGTAGGATTTTCAATCGGAACCGAAGCGTAGTACTTCTCAAACTACGTGGATTTTTGGAGATGACCCCTGAAAAGTAGGAATCTTTGTTTCTGTCACATATTGTTGTAGGGACATAGTCGTGTACGTTATCTTTGAGATGCATAAGGTGAGTAATTTCATGAAGTCCATGGAAGGCTCTCGATCTTATGTGTTGGTATTTATACCTGGCGTGCTACTGTGTATGCAACCCCCTTTCTCCCTGTGGAAACAACACTTGCTTAAAACCCTTATGTACAAACATATGTAGGATTGGACACCCTATATGTGTTGCTTTATTCCAGGATGAAGCATGTACAGTCGTGATCTGATTAGCGGAAGGTGAAAACAGAGCGACAAATAAGGCTGGAGGCTTCTATCACATGTGCACCGTGAGTGTGATAGAGTTAGTCATGATTGGTTTGGCGACCATAGTGACTAATTGTGTTATCATGGGAAGTTTGCATCATTGGATGCAAGCTTTAATTCCACTTCTTTTCCTCCTCTCCCTTTTGGACAGAAATATTCCCCGATTTCGACTTGAAGTGTGTCCTTACACTTTGGTAATATCCCGAACCTATCGGCCAATACATAAACGTAATTTTTATATAAAACGACAAAACGTATTTGGGCGTGTTGTAGTTCAACCCGTTCAGGTATTTAAATAGTCATGGTGTGACGAACCTGCTTTCGAGCAACAATGAAC